CGGGCCCGCTGCAGCGTTTGATGCCGGGTGGTGGGATTATCATTGTGATGACCCGTTGGTCGCTCCTAGACCTGACTGGGCGCCTGATTGACTACCAAACCAAGAACCCAGAGGCGGTTCCATGGGAAATTGTGGAGTTGCCGGCCATTTTGAACGAGGACGAAGAAGACGAGAAGTCACTTTGGCCTGAGCAGTGGTCGCTCGAGGCGCTGAAATCTACGAAAGCCAGTATTGACCCGCGTTATTGGAACGCGCAGTACATGCAGCAGCCCACATCCGAGAACTCGGCGATTGTTAGCCGCAAGATGTGGCGTATCTGGGAGCCGGATGACCCACCAAGGTGTGAATACATCATCCAGTCATGGGATACGGCGTTTGAAACCAAGAACAACTCCGACTATTCCGCGTGTACAACGTGGGGCATCTTCTACAACGAGGAAGAGAACGACACGCCCCAGCTTATGTTGCTGGATGCGTTCAAAGACCGCATGGCTTTCCCTGAACTCAAGGTCGTTGCGCTCAAACACTATAAAGAGTGGGAGCCTGACGCGTTCATTGTGGAGAAAAAGGCGGCTGGCGCACCACTGATACAAGAACTCAGGGCGTTGGGCATACCTGTGCAGGAGTTCAGCCCGTCAAGGGGCAACGACAAGATGGTGCGAGTGAATGCGGTTGCAGATTTGTTCAGTTCAGGTAAAGTCTGGGCACCCGACACCCGCTGGGCACGGGAAGTGATTGAAGAGATGGCCGCGTTCCCAGTTGGGGAGCACGACGACTACGTGGACACGACAACACAGGCGCTGCTACGCTTTAGGCAAGGCGGCTTTATTGCTTTAGACACTGACGAGAAAGACGACCTTGAGATCTTTCGCCGCAGGAAACACGAATACTACTAGGAACAAACATGGCAACGAACATCGACAAAGCGCTGTACCAACAACCCGTGGGCATTGACGCGCTGGGCGAACAAGAGTCCCCATTAGAGATCGAGATCGTTGATCCCGAAGAAGTCACCATTGGTATGGACGGAATGGAGATCACCCTTACGCCCGGAAAAGATGACGGCGAAGAAGATTTCAATGATAACTTGGCCGAGTACATAAAAGACGGCACCTTGCAATCCTTGGCAGGGGACTTGGTGTCTGACATTGACAACGACAAGAATGGCCGCAAGGATTGGGAGAAGACATACGTTGACGGTCTGAAGCTCTTGGGTTTACAGATTGAAGAGCGTACAGAACCATGGAACGGCGCATGCGGTGTGTTCCACCCCATGATTACAGAAGCCGTTGTACGCTTCCAAGCAGAGACAATCACCGAGACGTTCCCAGCCCAAGGGCCTGTACGTAGCAAACTCATCGGCAAAGAAACGCCAGAGATGAAAGAAGTTGCGTCTAACGTTGAAGACGACATGAACTACGAGTTGACGGAAGTCATGACGGAGTACCGCGCTGAGCACGAGCGCATGCTCTGGTCACTGCCAGCCACAGGCTCAGCGTTTAAGAAGGTCTACTATGATCCCAATTTGGGACGTCAAGTGTCGATGTTTATTCCTGCGGAAGATATGTATCTGCCGTACGGCACAACGGATCTGGATACTTGCTACCGCATCACGCACGTCATGCGCAAGACCAAGAACGAGATCATCAAGCTTCAGCAAGCAGGTTTTTACATTGACGTTGACTTACCTGACGCACCCAGAGACTTGACAGACATTCAGAAAGCCAAGGACAAAGAGACTGGCTTTAGTGACCTAAATGACGACCGCTACACCCTGTATGAGTGCCATGTAGATTTGAACCTTGAAGGTTACGAGGACAAGGACGACTCTGGTGAAGAGACCGGCATCATGCTGCCATACGTTGTCACGCTGATTAAAGGCTCTAACGACATCCTGTCAATCCGCCGCAACTGGAAGGAAGATGATGATCTCAGACTCAAGCGCCAGCACTTTGTTCACTACCAATATATTCCGGGTTTTGGAGCTTACGGCTTCGGGCTTTTCCACCTTATCGGGGGCTTTGCTAAATCCGCTACATCCCTCATGCGACAACTCGTCGATGCAGGAACACTCAGCAATCTCCCCGGCGGACTCAAGACACGCGGCCTGCGCATCAAGGGCGATGACACGCCAATTGCACCCGGAGAGTTCCGTGATGTAGATGTAGGCTCGGGCACAATCCGCGACAACATCCTGCCGCTACCGTACAAAGAGCCAAGCGCTACGCTGTTTAATTTGATGCAGACCATCGTTGATGAAGGTCGTCGCTTTGCCGCGACTGCTGACATGAAGGTGTCTGACATGTCTGCGCAGGCTCCTGTTGGCACAACGCTGGCACTGCTTGAGCGTCAGCTAAAGGTGATGACTGCGGTGCAGGCTCGTGTGCACTTTGCCCTGAAGCAAGAGTTCAAGCTCTTGAAGAACATCATCCGCGACTACACAGACGCTGACTACACATACACACCCGAGTACGGCACTCGCAAAGCTAAGAAAGCCGACTATGACTTGGTGGACGTTATCCCCGTGTCAGACCCCAACGCTGCGACTATGTCTCAGCGCGTTATCCAGTACCAAGCCGTCATTCAGATGGCGCAGATGGCTCCAGACATTTACAACTTGCCCGAACTCCACCGCGGTATGTTGGGCGTCTTGGGTATCAAGAACGCCGAGAAGCTCGTACCAATTGAGGACGATCAGAAGCCAACAGACCCCGTGCAAGAGAACCAGAATGCACTCAAAGGCAAACCACTCAAGGCGTTCTTACATCAAGACCATCAGTCACATATCCAAGTGCACATGATGCTGATGCAAGACCCGATGATGCAGCAGTTCATTGGTCAGAACCCACAGGCTCCCAAGATCATGGGCGCAATTACGGCGCACATTGCAGAGCACGTTGGTTATCAGATGCGCCAGCAGATCGAGCAGCAGTTGGGTATGCCTTTGCCTCCCGAGGGCGAGAAGTTGCCACCACAAATGGAGATTGCGTTGTCGGGCATGATGGCACAGGCGGCTCAGCAGGTGTTGATGCAGAACCAAGCCAAGGCTGCGCAGATGCAGGCACAGCAACAGATGCAAGACCCAGTCATGCAGTTGCAGATGCAGGAACTCCAACTCAAAGGTCAGGAACTTGAGTTGAAGAAACAAAAGATCATGATGGACGCTGCTGCCAAGGCCGATGCACAGGCTTTGAAAGAGCAAGAAGTCAGCGGCAAACTGGAGTTGGAAGCTCTTCGCACAGGTGCGCAAATCAAAGAGAGCGAATTCAAGCAACAGTTTGAACAAGAACGTGCCGGCCTCCAGATGGGTGCCGACATCGCAAAGAGTAAAGCCCAGATGGATTTACAAGCGCGTACTGCTGCGCTCTCAAACAGCAAACAACGTGAGCCTAAATCATGATCCAAGACTTCGTACGCGTATTACGTGAAAAAATGCGCACTGACATGAACAACTATGCCGATGACTTGGCTGGGGGTTCATGCCGTACTTTTGAAGAGTACCAAAAACTCTGCGGGATTATTCAGGGTCTAGCCCTTGCAGAGCGTTATCTACTTGACCTTGCACAGAAAGTTGAAGAATCCAATGAGTGATCTTGATCTCTCCCCCGGTGCTTTTGCACTGCCTGAACCCATCCAGCCTCTGGATGCACCTGAAGCCGAAGCTAACGATGAAATGAAGGCCACGCAACTTCCACTGCCCACAGGCTGGAAGATTCTTTGCGCGGTACCCGACATTTCTGAACGAGTGGATGGTACAAGTCTGGACTTAGTCCGGCCTATTGAGAGCATGCGCCAAGAAGAAACTGCAACCACTGTGTTGTTTGTTTTAAAAGTTGGCCCTGATGCGTACAACGACACCGCCAAGTTTCCCAACGGAGCATGGTGTAAAGAGGGCGACTTCGTGTTAGTACGTACTTACTCCGGCACAAGATTCAAGATCTTTGGCAAGGAGTTCCGTCTCATCAACGACGACCAAGTTGATGCTGTTGTGCAAGACCCTCGCGGCCTGACCCGCGCTTGAAAGGAAGAATATGGCTGAACAGTACAAGTTTCCCGACGAAATTGAAGACAAGAAGACCAATGAGGTTGAGTTTGAAATTGAAGGGGCTGATGAAGTAGAGATTGAAATCGAAGACGACACGCCTGAGCGCGACAGAGGCCGCAGGCCCCTAGACCGTGAAGTGCTTGATCCAACCGATGAAGAAATCGAGTCCTATTCTGACAAAGTCAAGGGACGCATTAAAGAGTTGACCCACGCCCGTCACGACGAGCGCCGTGTCAAAGAAGCCACGATGCGTGAGAAGCAAGAGCTTGAGCGTCTTGCACAGCAGTTGATTGAGGAAAACAAACGCCTCAAACAAAACGTTTACACAGGACAAGAAGCCATCATTGAGGGCGCTAAGTCCAAAGCCGATTCTGAGTTGGCTATGGCAAGGCGTAAACTCAAGGAAGCTCAAGAGTCCTATGACACGGATGCCATCATTGAAGCCCAAGAAGCTGTGATGGACGCAAAGATTCGTGCAGAACAAGTAAAAAATTATCGTCCTACCCCTTTACAGGAAGATAATTTTGAGGTACAAACGCAACAAGCCCAACCTTCAAGGGCTGAACCGGACGAAAAAACTCTGCGCTGGCAGGCAAAAAACCAGTGGTTCGGACAGCAAGGGTTTGAGGAATACACCAGCTACGCACTAGGGCTGCATCAGAAACTAGTCACAAACGGAGTGGATCCCCGCTCTGCTGAATATTTCGACCAAATTGATGGTCGCATGAAGTCAACGTTTCCTGATTTATTCGGGCAGACAAATGACAAGCCAAGGTCTGGTGAGGTTCAAAAACGACCTACGACAGTGGTTGCCTCTGTATCTCGTTCTACGAGTGCAGGAAAA